CGGTGGTCGCCGTATCATTCTAAGAATATGGAAGTTGTCGAAGAGAACGAAAATCTTAAAAGACAAAATGTGATAAGAGAGGCCTGTGAAGACCTATCTGAATCACAAAAAGAGAAAATGGTATCATTATCTGAGGGTGTAGACTTTTCAGATTCAGAAGATTTCGCTGAGAAAGTTTCTGAGTTAAAAGAAGCATACTTCCCTGTAGAAGGTGAAACCATATCAGAAGAAACTGTAATTGAAGAAGGTATCGGTGAATTATCAGAAGATAAAGAACCTGTACTTGACCCTTCAATTGCAAGATATTCTGATGCATTAAGTAAACTAAAACCATTAGGTTAAATTTAAAGGAAGAAAGAAATGTTCTTATCAGAAAATTTACAAGAAAAGTGGTCGCCAATTCTAGAACACTCCGATTTACCACAAATCGAAGATAACTACAAGAAGGCTGTCACTGCTGTAATTCTTGAAAACCAAGAGAAAGCTCTACAAGAAGAGAGAGTATCACTTGAAGAAGCAGCGCCTTTAAATGCTACTGGTAGCTCAGCTATCTCAAATTGGGACCCAATCCTAATTTCATTAGTTAGAAGAGCTATGCCAAATCTCGTTGCTTACGACATTTGCGGTGTTCAACCAATGACTGGTCCTACAGGACTTATCTTCGCTATGAAAGCAAGATATCAAGACTACCCAAGTGGTGGTCGTGAAGCTCAATCTGAGGCGTTAGGAATCAACGAACCAAGAACTGCATATTCAGCATCTGCTGGACCAAATGCAACTGATGATGTTGATGCTAACCCAGAGGGTGACCCATTTGCTGGTTCATCTGCTTATCAGAATCAGACTTCATCTGGAATGAGCACAGCTTCAGCAGAATCTTTAGGTGATGGTGCCGCTAACCATTTCCAAGAGATGTCATTCACTATTGAGAAATCAACTGTGACTGCTGTATCCAGAGCATTAAAAGCAGAGTACACACTCGAACTTGCACAAGACTTAAAAGCAATCCACGGTCTTGACGCTGAATCAGAATTAGCAAACATTCTGTCATCAGAAATCCTTGCAGAAATCAACAGAGAAGTTGTAAGAGAAGTAAACAACCAGGCTAAAACTGGTGCTTCAACAACTGCTTCTGCTGGTACATTCAACTTAGATGTTGATGCAAATGGTAGATGGTCTGTTGAAAAATTCAAAGGATTGTTATTCCAAATCGAAAGAGAATCAAATGTAATCGCAAAAGAAACAAGAAGAGGAAAAGGTAACTTTATCCTTTGTTCTTCTGATGTTGCATCTGCTCTTTCAATGGCAGGCGTATTAGACTACGCTCCAGCACTATCAACTAACTTGAATGTTGATGACACAGGTAATACATTTGCTGGTGTTCTTAACGGAAGAGTTAAAGTATACATTGACCCATATGCTGGTTCAAACTACTTAACAGTTGGTTACAGAGGGTCTAACCCTTATGATGCTGGTATGTTCTATTGCCCATATGTTCCACTTCAAATGGTGAGAGCAGTTGGCGAGAACACTTTCCAACCAAAAATCGGGTTCAAAACAAGATACGGAATGGTATCTAACCCATTTGTTGGAGACACACCTGCTAACGGTTTAGCATCTGATGGTTCAAACCAATACTACAGAAAAATGGCAGTGTCCAACATTCTGTAAACAAAAGTTCAGAACTTTTAAGAGGGGTCTTTTTAGACCCCTTTTTTTTCGCCTATATATTTTAGTATCAATCAAGATACAAGTCATATAACACACATACACACAGGAGGAAAATATGGCAAATCAACAAAAATCAGGTTACGAAATTCGTGCCGACTTACTATCTCTCGCCGAGAGTGTTATTATCAACAACATCGAGAATGAAAGACAGACCATTTATTCATGGAATGAAAATCATTCTGAGACCAAAAAGGAAATTCCTTTAAGGACTTACACTGCTCAAGATGTTATTGAGACTGCGAAGCAGTTTAATGACTTCGTAAACGAGAAGTAATGCATAAATAGTAGTATGGCATATAAATCAGATATCAATAAATCTATTCTAAACAGAAATAACTTTCGTCTGTTGATTGATAAAGTTCCAACTGTAGAATACTATGTGAGAACAGTTAATGTTCCAGGTGTTCAATTCAGTGAAACTCAACAAGCGGCAGGTGTTGGTCTAGATGCATTCTTCCCAGGCGACAAAGCAACCTTTGATACCCTAGAAGTTTCGTTTCTAGTAGATGAAGATTTAGAGAATTTTACAGAGATATACAATTGGATGGATTCTATTGTACCTCTCAGTAATCCTGAATTATACGGAACATACACTGAAACTGCAACAACTCAGACTAATGTGGTGGCAAGTGTTGACAATGATTTGAATCAATACAGTGACATCACATTAGTCACTAATACTAACAAAAATATACCCAATAGATTCTTTAGATTCCATGATGCATTCCCTATATCATTAAGTGGGATTGACTTAGAATCAGGTGCAGATGCTGAACCAGCAATCTGTACAGTATCATTTAGATTTACATATTACGAGATTAAAACCACTTCATAAATACTATAAAGTATAGTATAATTACAGTATGACATTGGATGAAATAAAAGCGATGTGGTCTAACGATTGCGAAATCGATGACATAGAATTAGATAAATCTAGTTTAGATGTACCTCGATTACATGCAAAATATTCAGACTTACTAACAGATAACATTCTTAGATTAAAGAATGCTCAGATGCAATACAATCTACTTAGAAAAGATAAGTGGTTATGGTTCAATGGTAAAATGGATGAATCCAGAATCAAAGAACTAGGTTGGTCAGATGACCCATTCGATGGTCTAAAGATAATGAAAAATGACATGGATGTTTTCTTCAATTCAGATGAAGACCTTACAAAACTAAAAGCAAAGATTGATTATCTACAAGAGGTTGTAGAGTATATCAAAAGATGTATGGATAACATTACATGGCGACACCAGACAATTAAAAATACAATTGAATGGCGTAAATTTATGGCAGGACAATAATGATTTTACAAAGACATTGTATGATATATCCAGAATACTTCGACAGAGATGAATGTATGAGGATACATGCAGAAGCAAATAAGGTCGAAGAGATACAGGGTCGTACAGGTATGGGTGTAGACCCCGATGAGAATCCAGAACAGATAGCACAAGATTTTTCAGTAAGACAATCATCACAAAAATGGTTGCGACATCATTCATTCCCTAAAGATATACAAGAAAAAATATCTAGTGGTATTAGAATGGCACAAGAAGAAGCAAATTGGTTGCATGATTGGAATTATATCGAAGACCATCAGTACACTATCTATAGACATCAACCTGATAAACCAACAGGAGATTTTTATACATGGCATACAGATGCTAGTGAAGCATTACAAAGTAAAGACGGAATTAGAAAAATAAGTTCGACAATTCAGTTGTCGGATCCAGAAGAATATGAAGGTGGACATTTTCAATGGTTAGAACCAGCGAAGATGTTTGATAATATCAGAACAGGGTCAGTCGGAGTAGATATTGAACCCTTTATTCAGACAGCACCCTTCAGCGCCAAAGCAATGGGAACTCTCATAGTATTCCCTTCTTTTGTTTGGCATCAAGTGACACCAGTGACCTCAGGTACAAGAACTTCTTTGGTTAGTTGGTATCACGGTCCTCGTTATGTCTAAAGTAATAGTATCTAAAGTCAATGATGTCTTTATGAAAGTCGATTGTGATGATGGACTTGCAAGAGACCTCTATGACTTCTTTTCTTTTACAGTGCCAGGTGCAAAGTTCATGCCTTCTGTTAAGAACAGATATTGGGACGGCAAAGTCAGACTCTTCTCTTTAAAAACTAAAAGAATCTATATAGGGTTATTACCTTATGTTGACGAATTTTGTAGAGAACGAGGTTTTGATTTTGATGGCATATCAGATGTAATCGGAGAGAAGACTGATATAAAATTCGACTTGAAGAAGTACTTTATGAAAGAGTATAATCTTCCATTTGAACCTAGAGATTATCAAATGGAGGCAGTAGAAACTGCAATCAAGTATGGCAGACAATTACTATTATCACCCACAGCATCAGGTAAATCTCTAATCATATACCTACTCGCAAGATGGTATAATAAGAAAACAGTTATTATTGTTCCTACTACTTCATTAGTAGAACAAATGTCAAAGGATTTTATAGAGTATGGATATGATAAAGAAATTTGTAAAATTTATTCGGGTCAGCCTGTTTTTAATTCGGACATCACCATTACCACTTGGCAGTCATTTGCTAAGGCACCTAAAGATGTCTTGGAGAGTTTCGATGTTGTCATCGGAGACGAAGCCCACCTCTTCAAAGCACAAACATTAAAAGGCATCTTAGAAAAGATGAAGAGTACTGCAATCAGAATCGGTACTACAGGTACACTAGATGGCAGTGAAGTACATAGATTACAACTAGAAGGTCTGTTTGGTCCTGTAAAGAAAGTAGTCACTTCATCACAATTAATTGAAGAAGGTACTATCGCAAAGATTGACATTGATTGTATAATACTTAAGCATCAAAAGTGTCATAAAATGTCATACCAAGAAGAAATGGATTATCTAGTTTCTAATCAAGAGAGAAATCAGTTCATTACAAATCTAGTCGCAAACCTTAAAGGCAATACCCTTGTACTGTTTCAATATATTGAGAAACATGGACAACCACTTTGGGAGATGTTCAACCCTAGAATCTCAGGAGTATTACACTATGTCTATGGTGAAACTGATACAGAAGATAGAGAAAAGGTAAGAGAAATTGTAGAGAAGTCAGACGATAATGTCATACTAGCGTCATACGGAACATTCTCTACAGGTATTAATATTAAGAGAATTGATAATATTGTTTTTGCAAGTCCGTCTAAATCTCGTATACGAAATCTACAGTCTATTGGTAGAGGTCTTCGTAAAGCAGACGGCAAAGATAGTATGAGATTGTTTGATATCGCAGACGACTTACAATGCGATAATTACACCCTTGCTCACTTAAAAGAACGCATAAATATCTATAGTGAGGAGAATTTTCCATACGAAATAAAACAATTCAATCTAAATGGCTAAAGCATCAGATTTAATACCTTCAAGATACGAAGTAATCAAACTAAAGACAGGCACTGAGATAGTCGGTATGACTAGAGATGTAGGTGCTTCATTAGAGGTTACTTTGCCAATGATATGTCAGTTATCTTTGATACCTGGCACTCCTCGAACACAAGCAGTTTTTTATCCTTACTCACCTTTGAGTGCCGATGAGAGAGTAAACATACCAAAAGAACAAGTGATGCATAGACAACTTATGAATGACCAATTCATACCTTTCTATGATAACGCATCATCTAAATGGTTTGACATGATAGAGAATCAATCTATACCTCTTGCTAATGATGAAGACAAAAGAATCGGTGAGATGATGAGAAACTCATTACAAAGAATCATGCAAAGAGGCGAAGCATTTGATGAAGATGATTTGATAGATGAGATTTTCGAAGAAGCATCAGACATCTCAGACTTCGAATCAGCGCTTCCGCCGAAAGATAAAAAAAAGATTCACTAATTTATTTCCTGAGCAAACAATTCATATATATACTTGCGTATAATTTTTAATTATATTTAATTATTAATTTTGTTTATAACTGGAGAACCATGACCACAGCAATTTTAGGTATTGCGAAGAGCATGGCAAGTGGATTCGAAAACCTGAGAGCAGCAGAGATTACATCAAAGATAATCGATGGACTAGAGTTTGTCTTTCTATTGACTCTTCCATTTTTATTACCATTTTCAATAATGTTTTTTACTAAGTTCGGAATTTAGTAAAGTGATTTGCCGTGGCATAAAGGAATATGTCACAGAAAAAAGTTCAACAAATCAGAGATAGTTTAGAGGTTACATGCCTTATGGCAATCTTTTGCCTATCTTGTTTGAGTTTGGTCCAATGAAGGACTATCTCGACAGAATCATGTGGTTTTGTCGAGAGTTTCCTGGATGGGCAGTAGCCTTTTTCTTTTGCGGATATATTATGGGGACTGTATATTTTTAGGGGAAAAAAATGAAACAGATATTTTTAGCAATCACAATGTTGTTTTTTGCAACAGATTCATTCGCCGATGATTGGAGAATGAGAAAATTTGACATGAACATGGACGGTTTTGTCGAAAAAGAAGAACTACTTATGAACGGTTGTACTGTTAAAGTAGGTCTTTGGAAACATGCTGATAAGAACAAAGATGGTAAACTATCTAAGGGTGAACTTAGAAAAGCATCTGAGTACATTATCAGAAACAGGTGTCCAAGAGGATGAGAAAAGTATTCAACATATTTTTCAAATATTGGGTTGCCCCATGGCACCCTAAGGGTTGTATTAGATAATGGAAGTATTAATCATTTCACTATTTGGAATAACTATTACTTATTTGTATCTTAAACATGCACCGATGCACGAAATCAGAGGTGCGATTTATCATGCAAAACATATCGCAAAAAAATGAGATACGGACAACAACTAGAATTACTACTAAATAAACCGAGAGATGCAACTCCAGAGGAGTGTGCTGAATGGGAAAAGACAGATTATTTTCGAAGCGGAAATTTCGATGCAATGAAGTTATTTGTAGTAGTTCCAACATTGATACAGTTGGTTATGTTCTTCTCGATGCTTGGCATCTTTGCGTTAAATGAAAAATTATTTTAATATTATTGTCAAATTGATTTTAGGGTTGGGTAAAGACGAAGAGTTTTTGCCCACCCCATTTAATATAATGATTGTCTGTATGGGACTAACATTACTCTTTTTTGGTACAGTTGCGGTGTTATTAGGTACCTTGGCGCTGGCAACATAGTTATCATATCATATGAAATTGACCTCGCAAAGGGGTTTTCAAAAATAAATTTCAAAAATTCATTTAGAATAAATATTAAAAACCACTTACAAAATCAACGGTTTTACTGTATTATATACACATGACTAAGAAAAAAGACCCTAAAAAGGCAGAACACTATGTTAATAACAAAGAGTTCACAGAAGCAGTCGCCGAGTATAACGAAGCAGTAAAACTCGCCGAATCAAAAGGCAAAACGCCACCTAGGATGAACGACTACATAGGAGAGTGCATTTATAAGATTGCAACTCGACTATCTACTCGACCTAACTTCATCAACTATACTTATAGAGATGAAATGATATGCGATGCAATTGAGAATTGTATTCAGTATATCGGTAACTTCAATAGAGAAAAGTCAAATAACGCTTTCGCTTACATAACACAAATATGCTATTATGCATTTCTGAGAAGAATTCAAAAGGAGAAGAAACAAGTCTTCATAAAACAACAGATTATATCTGAATCAGGAATAACAGAAGATAGCTTCACAACGATTGACGGTGACACTAGAGGTATGACTAATACCAATGTTGAATGGATGCAAGACAACATGAATCGTGTCGAATACGAACCTAGAAAAACTAAGAGAAAAACTACCACGACAAAGAAGAAGAACTTAGAAAACTTTACTGAATGAAAATAGCAATCTTAAATGACACTCACGCCGGTGTTAGAGGCGATATGGTGGAGATGGCAAAATATCAAGGTCGTTTTTACGAAGAGATATTTTTTCCATACTTAGAAGAACACGATATTAAACACATCATACATTTGGGTGATTACTTTGATAGAAGAAAGTATGTAAACTTCTCTTCACTAAAATATAATAGAGAACACTTTATCGAACCAATGATAGAGAAAGGCATTACTATGGATTTGATTCTTGGTAATCATGATGTCTATTATAAGAATACAAACGAAGTAAATGCACCTGAGTTATTACTATTCAATGAGGCGAACATCAATGTTATTGATGAACCGATTGTCAAAGAATACGATGGCGTAAATCTAGCACTTGTACCTTGGATTAATAATGAGAACTATGCTGATAGTATAGACTTCTTGTTAAGCGCTAATGCAGATACCTGTATGGGTCACTTTGAAATCGAGGGCGCCTTGATGATGCCAGGTATGACATGTCAACATGGACTAGACCATACATATTTAAAACGATTCGACAAAGTATACAGTGGTCACTTCCATCAGAAATCAGAAGTAAAGAATATCAGATATCTTGGTTCACAAATGCAGTTCACTTGGTCAGACTATGGTGATGAGAAATACTTTCATATCTTTGATACTGATACAAGAGAGATGTCACCGATACACAATCCACTAACAATGTTTGAAAAGTTATTCTATGATGATGCAAAAGAAACTTTTGAAACATTATCAAACAAAGATTACACAAAATACACAAATAAATTTACAAAAGTAATAGTAGTAAACAAAGACAATCCTTATTGGTTTGATACTGTTATTGATAAACTACATGAGGCAAATCCTTTACATGTATCAGTTGTCGATGACCATAAACATATGGACTTGATGGATGACGATGATATAGAAGGAGTTGAAGATACTTTAACTATACTAGAAAAGTATATCGATGGTTTAGAAATACAAGGTCAGAAAAAACCACTATTCGAACTAATGACTTCACTGTATAATGAAGCGTTAGAAGAACACAACTATCTATGATAAATTTTAAAAAGGTACGATACAAGAACTTGTTATCGTCCGGAAATAAATTCACTACTATCGAACTCGATAGGTCCCAAACGACCCTTATTGTGGGTGACAATGGTGCAGGTAAATCTACATTATTAGATGCATTGTGCTTTGGTCTATACGGTAAAGGGTTTCGTAATCTAAAGAAAGACTTACTTATCAATTCAATCAATCAGAAAGACCTCGTAGTCGAGGTTGAGTTTGAGATTGGTCGTAAGAAGTATAAAGTAATTCGTGGGGCAAAACCAAACAAGTTTGAGTTGTATGTAAATGACACGCTAGTCAATCAAGATGCAACGATGAGAGATTATCAAGACCATTTAGAATCGAACATACTCAAAATGAGTTATCGTTCCTTTACACAGGTTGCGATATTAGGGTCTGCTAACTTTACACCTTTCATGCAGTTAAGAAGTGTAGAGAGAAGAAAGTTAGTTGAAGACTTATTAGACATTACTATTTTCTCTACTATGCAAGACATACTAAAGAAAAAGGTAACCAATCATAATGTTGAAGTGAGGGAAACAAATCACGAAGTCGAACTGCTTGAAGAAAGAATTTCAGGTTTGAATGACCAGATGCAAGCACTTCAAAAGAATCGTGATAAGCGTATCAAAAAGTATGAATCTACAGTGACCGAAACGCAAGATAATATAAACAAAATCTTAGGGGAAGTAGATGAAAAGAAAAAAGATGTGGTGGAGAAAACACGACTTATCTCGGATAAAGATGCTGAAGCGAATAGACTTAATGAAGCAGTTGAATTGGAGAAACAACTCGAAACTGCTCGAAAGAAAGCAATTGCAGATGTCAAGTTCTATGAGGAAAATGACGACTGCCCAACATGTAAGCAGGGTCTAGATGAGGAACATAAGAAGAAACACATTGCGGAGAGACAATCAAAGGCGAAGGAAATCCGTTCAGCGCTTAATCAAATTGAAGGAACAATCGAAGGAGTTAGAACAAGACTCACTGAAATCGCCGACATTCAATCAGAAATAGATACAGTTCAACGAGAAATTGGGTTAGCACAAACTGAAATTATATCAAACCAGAAGTATATTGATAAGATACAAAATGAAATCAAAGTATTACAAGGTGAGATACATGATGAAAATGTAAACGATAGATTGACTACTGCTGAAGATGATTTAGATAAATTACATTCTAAGAAGCAGAGTTTAACTGATAGACAACATTATTATGACCTTGCGACAACTCTATTAAGAGACCAAGGCGTAAGACAAAGAATCATTAAACAATATGTTCCTGTAATGAATAAGATGATAAACAAGTATCTTGCTAGTTTAGAATTCTATGTTGGATTTGAATTGAATGAATCATTCGAAGAAACAATCAAGTCTAGATTCAGAGATGTATTTAAGTATGATAACTTCTCGCAAGGAGAGAAGATGAGAATTGACCTTGCATTACTCTTTACATGGAGAAGTGTTGCAAGATTGAAAAACTCAGTTAACACAAATCTATTGATACTCGATGAAGTGTTTGATAGTTCATTAGACTCGCAAGGTACTGATGACTTTTTAAAACTATTGAATACACTATCTGAGAAAACAAATGCTTTCATCATATCACATAAAGGCGACCAGTTATATGATAAGTTTGAAGAAGTGATTAGATTTGAGAAGTATAAAAACTTTAGTCGCATTGCAATTTCATAAATAAGATTATGTATAAATTAGTAGAAGAAGCATCAAAAGTTTTACGAACACCACCAGAGGTGTTTGACTTTGAAAACCCACCTGAATCACCAGAGTTGATTGCAGAGAAAATGTCTGAAGCGATGGACAGATTTGGGGGTATGGGATTGTCTGCTAACCAAGTGGGTCTACCATATAGAATGTTCGTAATGAAAACAATGGTAGACGGAGAAGCAGTAAACAAACCTTATTTCAATCCTGAGTTATTAAGAGTATCACAGGAAACAGATTTAATGAAGGAAGGTTGTTTATCATTTCCAGACATGTACTTGATGATTAAAAGGTCATCAACAATTGAATTGAAATACCAAGATGTAGAAGGTAAAGAACATACTGTAATGTTAGACGGCATCGGTGCAAGATGTGTTCAACATGAAGTAGACCATCTGAATGGTATTATATTTCTACAAAGGGCATCTCGTCTAAAAATAGAGAGAGCATTGAAAGCACGCCCTAAAGAGAAAAGGAAAAGAGAAGAGTATGAAGCAAGAATTGCCTACGCCAGAGCTCTCCAAGAGCATATGCGAGCCAAGGATGCTGAATCTGCTGACACCGGAGAAGTGTCAGATGATGATTCAGTGGTTCAAGAATCACAGACATCTAATTAATGTAGGAGACGGTTCTGATTACACAGGTATCAGAGCTATGCATATAAGAAATGCAGAGATTAGAAATAATCTCACTATGATTGGAACAAATATCATCGGCGAAATTCGTAAGGCATCTGACCAGATAGTCTATCCAGAAATGGTTGCAATCAACGAATGGCCAATAGGGGGTGTTCAAACTCCTCATCTCGATACATATTCAAATCAACAAATGACCGAAGATACAATGGAACAAACTCCTTCGAGGGAGTGGACTTGCATACTATATCTTAATTCTAACTATAGAGGCGGTCGTACTTATGTACCTAACGAACAGGTATTCGAACCTATACAAGGTGCTGGACTATTGTTTCAAGGTATCTACATACCCCATGGCGTAGAGAAAGTAAGAAGACACCCACGATATACTGTATCATTTTGGTTTACTACAGATTTTAGTAGATGTATGCCACTGAATCCTGTCGAAATATCAGATTACGACAACGAAGACCACTTTAGAAAAGAACACCCATTACAATACTAGGGGTTGACAATGACCTCCATTTTTTTGTACCATGGTACAGAAATTACAAATGGAGAAAATTATGGGACACCCTACGAATACACATCTCTTTAAAGAGATAACAGGTGCCTTTGAACAGGTACTCAAAATAAACGAATCGCAATCAGAGATGAACGATAAGATAATCGGTCTCTTTGATAAAGTGGTTGAAATCAATGATAATTTAGAGAGTAAAATCAATGAGTTGCAATCGACCATTGATACTTTAGATTCAACAATCAGTTCATTAGAGTCAGATATAAGTTCATTACAATCAGATGTTAGCAGCCTTTCCTAAAGGTTGACAATAACCACAACTTTTTGATACCATTATATTATGACTGAGAGATTAAAAACACAAAAATCGGCACTTGCCAAATTGATGGCAACAGAAAATCTTACTGTTGTTCATAAGAAAATACCAACTGCATACTTCGACATTCAGAATAGGATACTTGCTTGTCCTACTTTCAAAGAAGATATGTCACCAGAACTTTATGACTTGTTTATGGGTCACGAAGTTGGTCATGCATTGAATACACCTTTCGAGGGTTTACATTCTACTCTTAAAGAGAATAGAACTCTTAAAGGGTATCTTAATGTTGTTGAAGATGTCAGAATCGAAAAAGCAATCAAAAACAAATATGCAGGTCTTAGAAAGTCTTTCTACAAGGCATACAATGAACTTATGGAAAAAGACTTCTTCGGTATCAAAGGTAGAGACCTTCAAACACTTTCATTGATTGATAAAATCAACTTGATTACTAAGTGTGGTTCAAGAGTTTCAATTGAACTTACTGATGTTGAACAATCTTACTTAGATATGGCAGAAGCATGTAAGACATGGGAAGATGTTGTTGCTTGTGCTGAGGCAATCTATGAGTATTCTAAAGAGAATGAAACTAGAGATGAGAATGATGAGAATCTAGTAAAGACTCTTATGGATGACCTTGACTTCGACAATGATGAAAACGAAGAAGAAGATGATGATTTAGAATCTTCATTCAACGGTGGCGAACAAGAAGAAGACGATGAGTATGAACAAGAAGAAACTTATGGTGGCGACGCTCCTGGTGATTCTCTTCCTGATATAGAAGAAGAAGATGAAGAAGAAGGCGAACCAGAAGAAGAATCAGACGATGGCGATATCAAGTCAACAGGTTCAGTCGCTGGCAAAAAGGGTGGGGCATACGATGGTCAAGACGGTGCCAGAGAATCAATCACTGAACAAAATGCTCACAACAACGAAGAGATGTTTGTTGATGAGAATGCTTGTGTTAACACAAACATCAATCTAAAAGAAGTTGACTTCACTAAGATTGCTAAGAATAGTTTGTACACTTACAAAGAAGTTCTTAACGATTGGAGAAAGTATGCTTCAGAAGTGAAGATGTCAGAGTACTACAAAGACGGTGTACATGTTGAAGAGAATCTTAGACCACATAACATGATGTTAGGTGCTACATTGAGAAAACATCTTCAAAACAAAAACAAAAAGATTGTTGCTCATATGGCAAAAGAGTTCGAGATGAGGCAGACTGCTCAGAGAAGTGCTAAAGCATTCACTGGTAAGTCTGGTGAACTTGATATGAATAGACTTGCTAAGTACCAAATCATTGATGATGTTTTCAAAAGAGTGACTTACTTACCAGATGGCAAGAACCATGGTGTCAATGTTTTACTTGACTGGTCAGGTTCTATCGCTAACGAGTTGTCAGACTTGATTGAACAATCAATGATACTTGCAGAGTTCTGTAAGAAAGTTCAAATACCTTTCAGAGTCTATGCTTTCTCAGATGTGATTAACAGAAAAGACAATGATGATAATTGGAACAGAGATTCAGGTATGCTTGTTGAGTTCTTATCTAACGAGATGTCTAATAGAGAATACACTGAGATGCTTGATTACATTTCTTGTATTCTTGTTTCTAAGATGCATGACGACCTCTTCGGTTGGAGAGATGTTAAAGAGAAGCAGAGAAATGCTTACAATGCAATCTTCGGCGATGTCAACTACTTTGAAGTAGACCACAACTACTACGACCCAAGATTCGAAAAATGGGATATGTACCCAAGAGAATATGGTCTAGGGGGTACACCTCTTAACCATGCAATCGCTTGTCTAAGATACTGGTTGCCAGAGTTCAACAAGAAGTATGGCATTGAGAAGTCAATACTAACAGTTATCACTGATGGTTTCAGTCACGAATCTCATCTCTTTAATACAAGTGATGCAGAACACGAAGACTTTAAATCTCAAACAGAAGGTGAAGAATACACTTGGAGAATCAAAAACAGAAGAAACATAATCGACCCATACTTAAACAAAACATTCGAGTATGAAGTCAAAGAAGGTTATTCAGATAGAGATTACTTCGGCAAAACAGGTAATCTTCTAGAATGGATATCTTCTACTTGTAATGTGACAGTCACAGGTTACTTTGTCTTCTCTAAGAAAAGAGATTTCGATAACCTTCTTTACAATGTTAAAGAGTTAGAAATGAAGGCATACAGTGTTTCAAAAGAATGGTGGGCAGAAGTCAGAAAGGTTGGCAAAGTTGTCAGTATAAAAGGGTATAACAAAATGTTCTTGACAGCTGCTACTAATTTGAGTACCATGGGTGACGATGAGTTAGATGATGAACTTATTGGCGCTAACAAAAACAGAGTGATGGCGGCCTTTAAGAGAAATCAAAAAGGTAAAACAACATCAAGATTTTTAACCAACGAGTTCATTAAGGAGATAGCATAATGGCAATAAGAATGGAAATGATTGAAACTTTGAATGTAGATAAGTTCCAAGAGGCGATTCAACAAATCGGTGAAGGTCCTTGTACGAAGTTCAATTGTGATAGACAGGCACTTTGTGCCGAAGAGCAAGTTGAATGTAAAGCATTCAGATATTGGGTTAACAATGATTCTTACACAACGATGAGAAAAGGTAAGAAGACGAGTATCAAGATTGATATTCAAAGATTATTAAAGGAGATTGAGTAATGACTTTTAAAGAACATGTAGAAGAGAACTTTGCAAAACTAGAAGCAGTCAAGCAGGCGAATACACCTGACTTGATGAATGGCGCTTCAATAAGATTCGGTGAATTATCTGAACTCTATACCAATCAAGATGCACCAGTTAGTTCAAAGGAACAAATTAAGAATAGTTATTCAAATAGACCTGTGATGTTATCAGAGGCAAAACCAAAGCAACAAAAGTTAGATAGAAAACTTGTTTATGCAATTCAGTTTTATTCTGGCGTATCATCTATGAATTATTTGCCAATGGGTATTCTTCCAGATACTAATTGCTTGCAGTTAGAAGACAGAGGTCACTTTACAGGTTTGTTAATTGAGAGAGCTAACCACGAGTGGAAAGTTGCAACATGGAAGAGAGTTTTAAAAAGACTCGAAGCATTAGATTACAATCCAATGATTAATGAATACATTGAGAGAATTCAACACAGGATTGATTATAGGTCCAAGAAGTTTTCTTTAGATAGTCTGAATACACCAGAAGACAAAAAGAGAATTAATGATTACATGATACCTTATGAGTTGAAAGTTTATCCTAATAGAGATATGCATGACAATGAAATAACAGGTATCAATAGTTTAGATGATAAGTGGACTACACACCAACTCGCCATGAAGGCAGTTGAAAAGAACACCAGAACGATTCATGGTGTCAATAACACTATCATCAAGGATAGATACGAACTTGTTAGAGATAATGATTTATTTTTAGGTAATAATAAATTCTCAATGACAGGTAATGCCAAACAGGCAAGTAAGATGGAGAACCATGAAGAGGAACCAATGATGATTTTCGCAGGTGCTCTTGCTACTTCAAAGACTATGCATGAGATGTATAATGCTTTGGGTACTTCATCAGAAGATAAGAGAACAACGATGTATGAGAAAGCAATCGAACAATTCCAAACTTTAGAAGATTGGAAAGTTCTTGTTAAAAATGTCGAAACTGTTTTGATTAATGATGTTTATATGTCGATGCTTCAAAAGACTATCGATAAAACTTTCGATACAATTGAGAAGCAGAATATGACTGGAACTAATGTCAAAGACTTGACACCTAGAAAAGTAGATGCTTCATTAATGATAGTATACACTGCTTTGAAATTATCAGAGGCAAGAAAGTTAAGACCGACTGAAAAGAATCTAAGAAGATGTGCTGAAGTTGTAATCAAGACAATGGAAAGTATGATTAAAGATACTGAAAAAATGAAAGAACTTTGTATGATGAGTTCAACTGCAAAGACCAGAGCATTGAATTTCTTTCAACCATTATTAGAAACCTGTATTCAGAACTCAGATGAAAATCAAGATGATAGTAAAGACCTTTTGATTAGAACATCTTTAGAGATAGTCGAACAAGACGAAATACAAATTGTCACCGATAGACCAATCACAATATTAGATAGAGAAGAAAATGATAGAGATGGTTTCAGATTCGTTGAAGTTGTCATTGATGAAGGTAAGGGATTACACCTTGGTCACTGTAAGTCAGGTGATGATAGTGGTGGGTTCTTCTTACAACCTGCTGGTGACAATATCTTTTGGGACAATAAGAGAGATTTCGTTCCAAGTGAATATGCAGATGAGTATATGAGTGAAGTCGCTACCTATCTTGCAGGTGTTAGTTCAACCTGGTTCTCAGATTCCAAGATGTTGCAGGCATATAATAATACTCAGAATTTAACAAATATTTGGAAACATGGTGGTTGACAATGACCACAACTTTTTAGTACCATAATAACTGATGAGAAAAACTACTATTAAAAAGGAGACGATATGAGTAAGTGGACTTATGACCCTTCCGAGTCAATCGACATCGGAGGTAAAAACTTTCATTTAACACCTGATAGAAAAGAATTTATCGAGGCGTTAAAATCAAAATACCCAAACAAGTTAGAGTTTTCGAAAGAAGACTTTGATGCTGTTGGTTATTTTCCATACTGGTTGAAATCAAACAGATATAATTTCAAATCTGGTTCTGTTTTCAATCTTCAACCGATACTCGCTGTTTCAGATGCGCCCAAACCTGCACCTGTTCCAGTGAATGTTGCACCTGCACCTGTTTATCAAACTACTCAGATGCCAGTTGCCGCTCAAACTGAAACTTTGAACATTATCGAAGACAATGTGAAAATCATTCCTGAGAAAATGGTCAACTATGTTCCTTTTGGGCATTTCAAAGATGTTAAGAACATCATCAAGTCTAAACTTTTCTTTCCTGTTTTCGTGACAGGTCTTTCAGGAAACGGTAAGACTTTGATGATTGAACAAGTTTGTGCTCAGTTGAAGAGAGAACTTTACAGAGTCAACATCACCATCGAGACTGATGAAGATGATTTAATGGGTGGTCACACTCTACAAAATGGCAACATTACTTTCAGAGAAGGTCCTGTTGTTAAGGCGATGAGAAAAGGTGCTGTACTTCTTTTAGATGAAGTCGACCTTGGTTCTAACAAGTTAATGTGTTTACAGTCAGTTCTTGAAGGTAAAGGTTATCTGATTAAGAAGACTGGCGAGTGGGTGACACCTGCACCAGGTTTTACAGTTCTTGCGACTGCTAATACAAAAGGTCAAGGGTCAGAAGATGGCAAGTTCATCGGTACCCAAATCATGAATGAGGCGATGCTTGAGAGATTCGCTATCACAATGCAACAAGAATATCCTCCAGTGACTACTGAGAGAAACATTCTTAAAAAAGAAATGGCATTGAGTGGCGATGTCGATGAAGAGTTTTGTAAGAAACTTGTCGATTGGGCAGACATTATCAGAAAAACCTACTATGAAGGTGCGATTGATGATGTTATCACAACAAGAAGACTTGTTCACATTGTCAATGCATTCAGAATGTTCGGCGACAAGTTAAAGTCAATCGAGATGTGCATATCAAGGTTCGATGAAGAAACTAGAAATGCAGTTCTAGACCTTTACAGTAAAGTCGATGAGGGAGTTGATTTATCAGAAAACTCCCTAGACGAATCTTCTGATTCAGAGTATAATGATAACGATGAGTAAGGAAATAGATTACAAATACAACGAGAGGGCTCTTATAGAAGAGTTCTCTCAGTATATTGATAATACTTATGACCAACATTACTCACTAAACAAATACCAGTCCACTGAGTTCATTATCGACAGTGGTCATGGTGAGGGTTTCTGTATCGGCAATATTATGAAGTATGCCCAAAGATACGGTAAAAAAGGTGGCAGAAACAGAGCAGACTTATTGAAAGTCTTACATTATGCTTTGTTCATGCTACATGTTCACGACAAAAGCATAATGGAGGCAAACAGTGATGAAAATAAGTAATGAAACTAGGAGTATATTAAAAAACTTCTCGACAATTAACAGTGGTATCAAAGTAGAGTCTGGTCAACAACTCAAAACGATATCGAATATGAAAAACATTCTTGCAGTTGCAAATGTATCAGAATCATTTGGGCAAGAATTTAGTATCTATAACCTATCAGAATTTCTAGGTGCAACTTCTCTATTAGAGAATCCAGAGTTCAACTTCAATGAGAATTCAGTATCTATTTCAGATACAGATTCATCAATGACTTATTTCTATGCATCAGAGGGTATGGTCGCTTCGCCAGAGAAGATGATTACAATGCCAGATGCAGAGATTAAGATTGATTTATCATCTTCATTGTTAGATGAACTACAGAAAGCAGCTAGTGTTCTCGGCGTAAACGATTTACAACTTGTTTCAGATGGCACTAAAGTAAGTTTAGTAGTCACTGATAAAAAGAATGCAACTTCCAATACATTCTCTAGGACTGTTGGCGAAGGCAATGGCGTGTCATTTACAATGAACTTTAAGATTGAGAACCTTAAAATTCTAGACGGCAACTATGAGGTGTTTGTATCATCAAAAGGAATCTCTAATTTCAAAAATAAAGATATCGATTTAGAATACTTTATTGCATTAGAACCCGATTCTGTATACAATGCCTAAACTAAATATTTTTAGTGTGTCAGTTGTGCCAGTCTCCGCAACTTTCATGGGAGTATCGGAATCTCATCATCTATGGTCCGATGCACAAACAACAGGTGGGGGTTGTTCCTTATTATGAAACAAGAATTTTTATATGTTGAAAAGTATCGTCCTCAAAACATTGGGGACACGATACTACCCAAAGGGGTAAAAAAATCATTCGAAGAGTTCGTTCAGAACAAAGAAATACCTAATCTCTTACTATGTGGCACTGCCGGTACAGGTAAGACTACAATCGCTAAGGCGATGTGTAATGAACTAGGTGCTGACTTCATTGTAATCAATGGGTCAGATGAGGGTCGTCTTATCGATACTCTAAGAACTAAAATCAAAAACTTTGCATCTACAGTATCACTTGCAGGTGGTCCTAAGGTTGTTATCTTAGATGAGGCAGATTACATATCTGCTGAGTCAGTTCAACCTGCATTGAGAAACTTTATCGAAGAGTTCTCATCTAACTGTAGATTCATATTCACTTGTAATTATAAGAATAGAATCATTGCACCTCTACATAGTAGATGTACAGTAATCGATTTCAGTATACCCAAATCTGAGAAGTCTAAACTTGCAGGTGAATTCTTACAAAGACTTATACAAATCTGTAATGAAGAAGGTATCAAGTACGAAGAAAAAGTATTAGTAGAACTGATATTGAAATTCTTTCCAGATTTCAGACGATGTATCAACGAAGTACAGCGATATGGTGCCTCTGGTGTAATCGATAGTGGTCTATTAGCGACACTTTCAGAAGAAAAACTTACACCATTGATTGATATGCTGGCGTCTAAAGATTGGTCTGGTATGAGAAAATGGGTGGGTCAGAATTCAGATAATGATTTGAATACACTTTACAGAAAAGTATTCAATGCATTAGAACAAAGACTTGAACCAAGTTCTATACCTGCCGCTGTGTTATTCATTGCAGACTATCAATACAAGTCTGCTTTTGCAATGGATTCAGAAATCAATTTCGTTGCATGTTTAACAGAAATTATGTCGGAGTGTAAATTCAAATGATTAAAAAGAAGAACATTAAAGCAAGAAGACAAGGTGCTCTTGATAGATTACTTAAAGTTAAAGAACCCAACAAAAGACAGCAAGAAGAAATTGCTGTACTACAACAAAGAATAAAACTATAATGGGTAAACTCAGACAATGGTTTAGAAGGTGGTTTGACAAACAAATTGAAAAGTCTTTTCAAAGACAAGCAAATAGATTGTTTGACAAGTCAAGGGTTAAATATCAAGACGGAGATAATACATAATGGGTCAGTATAAAGATAAAGTAGAACGACAAAGACTTCTTTTAGAAGCAGAAGAATGGGCACAAGAAGTTCGAAGTTTACATGCTCATAGTTTAAACAGTATGTGGTATGATGATAGACCACAAGATACAGAAGATGGTAAGGGTGTTGTTGATAGACAATTCAACAGTGGTCTTATCGAAAGAACATTAGAAGATGGTTCAATAGTTCACTTTGGCGAAGTACTTAAAGGAGATGAACTCATTGATGCTTATACAAGAACAGCGACACCATCACCTTCACAGATTTTAATCAATGGGTAAAAGAAATCCATTTGATTTCGTAGCGTCGGTCTCTTACGACAAAAAAGATATCATGGTTGATGATATCGAAGAGAAAGCATATCAACCATTCTTAATAAACAAGGCATTATCTTACCATCAAGATGCTGTCTTTCTAGTAAACGAGATGAATGTTCGACATGGTTCGGACAACCGTCTTCAATACTTGTTTTTCATAAATACTCTTAGAAAACGAAAACGATTTTCGAAATGGCAAAAACCTTACGAAAGTAAGAAATTAGATGCTATCAAAGAATACTTCGGCGTTTCTACTCAAAAAGCAAAGGAGTACCTAGAGTTATTGACTGATAAGCAATATAACGACTTGAAAGATAGTATGAAAACCGGTGGAAAGAATAATGGAAGAAGATAAACTTGTACAAGAATTAGTCGAAATAACATTTCCAGAAAAAGACGACTTCTTAAAGATAAGGGAAACCTTATCTCGTATTGGTGTGGCATCAAGAAAAGATAAAGAGTTATTTCAATCTTGCCATATTCTACACAAAAAAGGTAAGTACTATATCGTTCACTTCAAAGAACTATTCAAGTTAGATGGTAAACAAACTAATTTTGATGAATCAGATATGGGTAGAAGAAACACTATCATCGATTTATTGAAACAATGGAACTTGATATCAGTAGTCAACAACTCTCAAATCGTTGAACCTAGAGCACCTCTGAGTCAAATAAAGGTCATTCCTTTCAAAGAAAAGACTGAATGGAAACTTACACAAAAATACTCAATAGGGTCAAATAACTAACATTACCTTATAAATACCTTAGTTAATATAACCAAGAAAGGAGGAACATATGTTCTCAGGAATTATTGACTTTATCATGGGTATATGGAACCTATTAATGATTATCCCTATAGTCATTTCAATCTGTAGTGTAATTGTCGCTTTGACACCTACACCTAAAGATGACAAACTATGGGCTAAGGTCTATACATACCTAGAAGTGCTAGCACTCGCTATTGGTAAAGCAAAAGATAAAAACCCCTTGTTAAAGAAGTAAGTATCTGATATACTAGACTTACATAATTAGTGAGGTAAATATTATGGAATACTTTATTGCAATAGTAGTAGTGTTTGTTGTTGTTTACGCTTTTGTAAACAGAGGCAAAGGGAACGCAAGTTCTTCCTCAGTGCCAACACCTGCACCAGTATCAACGCCAGTTGTTGCCGATGCAAATAACAATGGTATCACTTCTAAAGCAGAGTTGAAAAAACTTACAAAGAATCAATTATTTGATTTGGCGGAAAGACAATCTCTGAAAATTAAGAAGAGTGGCACCAAAGCACAAGTTATCAACGAGATACACTCACAGTTGAAATAAATCTGATTTTCAATCAGTCAAAAAGGGACTTTAGGGTCCCTTTTTTTGTGGGCAGACGAAACGAAAAGCATAAATAATCGTGTATGGAAGATTTGTTATTGTTAGTTGAAGAAGTCGGTATCCCAATTGCAGGTGCAATTGTGATGGCTTTCTTTATCTTCCTTACCTTGAAATACATCTTAGAAGGTGTAGCAGATGATGTGGACACGCTTACAGGTATGTCTTCGATGTTAGAAGATAGATGTAGAGCGATGAACAACGAAATCATTAAAATTGACTTACTAATATCTCAAGCATTAGAACTTGCACCAGATTTAGAACGAGTCGCAAGAGCAGAAAATTTTATCGAAGATGGTGGAATTGATGCTAGACGAGATTAATCATGGAAGAAGTATCAATAGTCCAGGAGATTGTCAATGTAGTTAATGATTTTGGATTCCCTTTTGTTATGAGTTTAGGAATGGGGTACTTCATATATTTCATATGGAAGTATGTCACGGAAGAGCTTGAACCGAAAATAGACAAGCAAAGAGTCGCATTAATTAAACTTATCGACCAGATGAGAATGTTAGACCAAGACCAAATACGATTACAACAAAAACTGAATACAGTTTTAGAATATCGTAAAGCAGAACGATTGAGGAGTCAGAATGTTAAAAAGAGGAATACTAAGTCTTAGTCTATTGATTGCATTACCAAGTAATGCTGATATAGTTCATAAATTTAAAAATCCAAGTTTCAGTGGAGTGGGTACAGGTGCTCATTATCTTACCATTGAAAACCAAGAACACTCTCGTAAGAAGGCAATTGAAGACGCCTTAGAAGCAGCTCGTAAAGCGGCAGAGAGAGAAGCAGACAATACAGTTCTTGCCAAATTCATCAGGAACTTAGAGAGCAGAATCTATGCTCAGTTCGCAAAACAATTAGTAGAATCAATGTTCTCAAATGACAATCCAGGTTCATTTGGGTCATTCATGTTAGAAGGTAATAGTGTGACATGGGAAGTGATTACACTTGACGATGGTTCAGATGTTATCAGACTAACAGTTGTCAGCGAAGATGGAACAGAAACAGTTATAGAAATACCAGTTGGTACAGGCAACTTCGGTCAAGACCCCGATACAGGCGGTGGTGACGGCGATGGCTAAGTATCTACTTGCAATAGTTCTTTTATTACAAGGTTGTGCATCAGTACCTAGATGGTCTGATAATCCACAAGATTGTAATCCAGATATGTGGGGTGAAGAATACAACCACGATTTGTGGAACTATGCTAAAGCAGGTGGCAGAGTTTTTGAAAAAGCAATGCCATATATTTGTGTAGAAGGTCCAGAAGTAGTTAAACTTCCTTCATACATCGAACTTATGAAATTGCCACCCGCTGAAGAAAAACCTGTAGTTGCAGTTTATAATTTTATAGACAAAACAGGTCAAAGAAAAAATAGAGAAGGTATTGCAGACTTCTCAACAGCAGTCACCCAAGGTGGTGTCGAAATGGTTATCGATGCATTGAAGACTGCTGGTGACGGAACATGGTTCAGAGTAGTTGAACGAAATGGTATAGACGCCCTAGTTAGAGAAAGGCAAATCATTCGTTCTGCTAGAACAGATTACGCAAAGGCAACTAACACTGAAGCAAAAGGTGTTCAACCTTTGCTATTCGCCGGAATGATTATTGAAGGCGGAATAATAGGTTACGATTCCAATATTAAAACAGGTGGTCGAGGCGCTAGAACACTTGGGATTGGATTCGCAAGACGATATCAGCAAGATGTCGTCACAATCTCCATGAGAGCAGTTAGTGTTCTCACAGGAGAAGTTTTGTTAAATGTCCAAACTCGAAAAACTATTTTGAGTTATGGTTCTGGAGGCGATGTATTTAAGTTCATCGAACAAGGAACTCAACTCGTAGAAATTGAGGACGGAGTGGGTAATAATGAGTCAGTGACATACGCAACACGAACAGCGATAGAAGCTGCCGTGTTGGAATTAATATACCAGGGACACGATAGAGGTTTCTGGAAAATAGAGGGGTATAACGAAAATGAAAAATAAACTATTAGCGATTTCGCTTGTAGCTATATTGTCGACAAATTTCCTTTTCGCACAAGCCACTGATGATAACGAAGTAAAAATCACCCAAGTTGGTGATACATTGAAACTTTATATTGACCAAGTAGGTTTTGGAAACAAAATAGGAGGAAATGATTTCTCATCTTCTTCAACTGCTATGACAATAACTGGTTCTACACTTGAATTAGATTTAGATTTCAACGGAAATCAGAACATCTTGTTCGGTCCTTTAGAAGCAGATAGTTCTTACTACAAGTTCAATGTGACAGGCGACTCTAACGAGTTTGATTGGGACATTGGTTCAACTGGTTCATCAGATAGTTCTAACATTAACTTTGCTATAACAGGAAGTTCAAACACTTTTGATATAGACCAAGGTAAAGTTGGAGCAAGTGCAGAAAGATTAGACGCCGATTTAGTTTTACAATCAGGTTCGACTAGCAATGTCTTTGACATTGATTGGGAATCAGATGACATTGTTTGGAACCTAGACATCGATGGTTCATCAAACAACATCAACACTTTACAAAATGATGGTGCTAACTCTTTGACTTTTACATTAGACGGTTCATCTGCTGATGTAGATATCAATCAGATTTCAGGTACATGTGCTGTTTCAGGCAATGGATGTGCTACACCAAATGCTATCATAACACTTGATGTTGATTCAGAAAATGCTATCATTCAAATCAATCAAAAAGATTCATCTAGCGATTCTTAATACTTTGTTAATCAGTGGGGTTGCATTCGCCAACCCCATTGGTGATATCCGAGAATCAAGCGGTTCAGGATTCCTTACCCGAAATTCAGAAAAAATTACAAACGAAGTAGGAAAAGATATCTTACTTAAAGACGAAGCGAAAACAGAAAGCGGTAGAATGAAAATCGTTTTCTTAGATGATGAAGTTCTCGACATGACTGAGAACACATATGCTTATATTGACGAAGCATACTACGACCCCAATCCAGATTTATCTCGTATGTCAATACGAATGGTTCAAGGCACTGCAAGATTCACATCTGGTAAAGGTGGCAAGATAAAGAAAAAGAATGTCAAAGTGTCAACACCTACGGCACAAATATCAATTAAAGGAACAGATTTCACAACAACCATCGATGAGTTAGGAAGGTCACTCGTCATATTATTACCAGATGAGTTTGGTGATTCATCAGGAGAAATAGAAGTGACTAACGATGGTGGAACAATAACGCTTACTGAAGCGTATCAGGCGACTATGGTGTCATCATACGATTCGCCACCTACTAAATCAGTCATCATAAACAACATAACAACTTCAATGATTGACAACATGTTCATTGTTAATCCACCTAACGAAGTCAGACAAGCAATAGAAGAACAAGCACAAGATGACATGTATGATGACCAAGGTATCTTAGATGTAGATTTCTTAGAGTTCAATGAACTAGAAGGTGATGCTCTCGCAGATACAGAAGAAGACTTAGAGTTTTCTGAATTAGATATAGATTTATTAGATGTCGACTTTCTCGTAGACTTATTAGATGTCGTAGAAGAGTTAGAAAAAACTACAGTTAAACTTGCAGATGTTCAAGCATCAGCAGGAGGTGTGGGTGATGTCAATCTTAGAGGTGCAACATTAGGATTGAATAAAGATTCACAATATAATATCTTTGTGCAAGACGGAGACTTATACTTCTATCGTAATGTGAATGGTGTCATAGAAATAATTGTCGCCGCTGGTGGTGCAGGTATATTAGAAACAAATGTCGATGGTTATCAAGGTGTCATAGAATTTGGAAATGGCGACCCTTCAATCGAGATTATAATCAATCAATCTAACTAAATAAGAGACCAGGAGGAAATTCTATGGATAAGATAAATTACTTATTAGAATGGCATGAAGACTTGGTATATAAATGGATAGAGCGATTACAAGTGTCAGAATATCAGGCAATGTGGTTCGCTTTTATTAAAGGTGTAATAGTCACATTACTTTTACAATGGATATTTTAAAAAAATTAACAGTAATCTTTGGGGTGTTAATCACCCCAATGATTTCTTTTGCCGATGACAATCATGTTCATGTAGAACAAGTCAACGGTGGTGATAACTTAGAATTACAAATAGACCAGATTGGTTTTAACAACTTGGTTCGATTTTCAACAGACCATCAAAACAATACAATAGAACTTTTACAACAAGGTAATAACATGTATTTCGGTTATACTGATGCATGGGGTTCAGGTTATAATTGGGGTGGCGACTTAGACGGATATAATAACGATGTCTTAGTCAAGCAGAAATGTTCTGCTTCAAGTTGTAATGAAAACGACTTTCAGTTTCACATATGGGGCAACTATAATGAGGTTGTCTTTGGTCAAGGTTTCGAAATAAACAACTCACTTACACCTACTTGGAGTTATGACGGAACGGAGCCTGGTGGAAACTTTGTTCGACTAGACATTCACGGTGATTACAATGACTTCAAAGGAAGTCAGAAACAAGATTCAGATACTATTGAACATAGTATGACTTGGAACATCTACGGTGATTACAATAATGTCTTCTCAAAACAATTACAAAATGGTGATAAGACACTTACAGGAACAATCAATAACGATTACAATACAGTATCAACAATTCAGAAAAAAACTGGTGCCCATACTGCAACGATTACATTAGATGGCACCTACGGAACAAATCTCACCTTAGTTCAAACAGGCACAACAGCACAATCATATACACTAACCCAAACTTGTAATACAGTTGGGGGTTGTACAGTATCAGTAACCCAAGGTAATTAATGTATAATTGGAAAATGGTTCTAGGGACTATTGGTCTCCTAGTTGGATTGAAAGTTTGGAATCCTTACTTCATAGAAAACATATCATGGTCATGGTTTGATTTTCTACATCAACAAAAAGAAGAAGTCTTAGTAGACAACATAGTTCTAGTTGACATAGATGAGAAGTCACTAGAGAAACACGGTCAGTTTCCTTTCCCTAGAAATGTATACGCAGATGTATTATGGGAAACAGACCCAACAAACACTCACATCTTTACAATGGTGTTTAGTGAACCTGATAGATTCGGTGGAGATGATGAGTTCGCTGAAGCATTAGTCAATCGACTAACAATATTAGGTTCACAACCTACTACACAAAAACAAACAGGTCAGGCACCTTATGTGCCGACTACAACTTTTGGTGGGGGTGATATTGCTGATAGTATATGGGGTTATCCTGGAATCGCAACACCAATTGAGATACTACAGTTGAACACCTATGGTGTCGGAATTACAAGTGCTACGCCATCGATTATGGGAACTGCCAACTTCGATAACACAATTCGTTCAGCACCTTTATTAGTATCTGCTAATGAACAAATATATCCTTCAATCGCATTAGAGTTTCTCAGAGCATGGACTGACCAACAATCGTATCAGACGAGAGTTGTACCTGAATTAGGCGTAGAGTGGATTAGAATGGGCAAACAACCTCCCATTTCGACAACTCCAACAAGTGATATTATGATATCTTATTGGAATAAATTTGACAGAGTTTCCTTTGCAGACTTACCAGAGTCTAATCTTAATAATAAGATTCTTGTTTATGGTCTGACTGCGGAAGGTCTGAATAATCCAATTTCAACCCCATTGGGTGCAAAGTATCCCCACGAAGTTCAATCCTCAATTCTCCATACCGTCTTGCAAGACATTCGTATACAACAATCCTACTATCTTGAATTGCTCGAAATTGCTCTTCTTCTGATAGTGCTTCTAGTAATATTGATTGTGGTCTACAATGTATCCACAGCGCTCTCGGCGATAGTGAGTCTAGGAATTGTTGGACTTCAATTGGGTGGGGGCTACTATGTTTGGACTTCTCAACTCGTTCTTTTCGATACCTTCTGGTCATCAATTAGTTCCTTAATAGTATTTGGACATGCTTCTTTCAATCAATACTATACAACTTATCAACTCAAAGAACAAATTAAGAAACAGTTCCAGAAATATTTATCTCCTGAGATGGTTGAAGAACTACAGAAAGACCCTAGTAAACTTAAACTAGGTGGTGAAAGAAAAGAGATGACATTCATGTTCATGGACATATGTGGATTCACCCCTATAAGCGAGGCGTATAAGAACAAAGATGACCCCGAAGGTCTAGTAGAACTGATAAACAAGTTCTTAGATGTGCAAACTAAAATTATCATAAATAACCGTGGAACCATAGATAAGTATATGGGCGATTGTATCATGGCATTTTGGAATGCTCCACTTGATTGTGAAGACCACGCCGACCTTGCAGTGAAATCAGCTCTAGAAGTATTAGAAGCAACTAAAGAATTAAATGAAGAATTATCTCCTCTCAATCTGCCTCCTATTAATGTCGGTATCGGCATTAGCACAGGAGAATGTATTGTCGGAAACATGGGGTCAGAAATTAGATTTGACTATTCCGTCATTGGAGATGCCGTCAACCTTGGCGCTAGACTCGAAGGTCAAACAAGGAATTATGAGGGGGTGGACTTGTTGTTATCGGAACGAACTTATCAATGCTGTCCATCAAGAGCATTTGCAGAAGTCGACAGAATCCTTGTTAAGGGTAAATCCGAAAAGGTACGAATATACACACCGCTGGGAACTGATTGACCCACCTGAACCTATAGATTGGACATTATTTGTCCTCTTACAGATTGCTGATGTATATACAACTTATCGTGGTCTTCAATATGATTGTGTTGAAGAAGCAAACCCATTGTTCGGTAGACGACCATCAGTCAGTGATATGGCGCTTACTAAGTTTGCAGTATTGACACCTGCAATTCGATACGATAGAAGACATGGTAATCTAAACAAACGAACTATCAGGTCAACAAATGCCTTTATGGCAATTGTTATCGGTAATAATGTAAATGTGACTCACAGAGCAGAAAAGAGGTGTCAAAAAATAAAATAATAATAATAATGAGGATATATCATGCCAGTAAAATTTGGACCAACATCAAAAAACTATGACCGTGCAACTAAGAAGACAACTATAGTTCACGATTATATGAAGTGTAAATCAAATGCTGAGTTAATTGAAGCATATAATAAACCAGTGAAACCTAAACTCAGACAAAAAGTTAAAAACGAAATCGTCAGAAGAAACAAAATAGGAAAAGCGTGTATCGTATTCGGAAGTTGAAACTAGAGGACATGCAGGCATGTCATGATATTCAACACTCATCACACTTTGACAACAATGTCTGGAGTGAATACTTCTGGAAGAATGTTTGTCATCATTTCACCGATTCATGGGTTTCAATTAACGACAAAGATGAAGTAGTTGGTTATGTAGTAGGAGTCATAAGACATGACGATGACTTAGAAGGTGAACTAGCATATCGCTGGTTAGATACTTGCTTTAAAGAAGATGTCAAGGGTACAGGTTGTGCTGATGAAATGTCAGATTTTCTTAAAGAAATATATCCAGTATGGTCATCTCATGTTCATTCTCAAAATGTAGTTTGTTTAAAATGGTTAGAAAAAAATGGTTGGCAAACTATTAAGTATATCGAAAACTATTATGGTGATGGTACCCCAACGCCATTTCTAACATGGAGAAATCACTAAATACTATTGTGTCACACAAATGACACATAACTGAAACAATTAAGACACAAGAGTAAGTAGAGAAATCGAAGTCCAGTTGTCGGATAGTTTCAAACATAACAGGAGATAGATATGCTAAAATATGCATTAGTGTCTGCCTTGTTTTTAGTCGGATTTGCACAGGCAGACCAACACATAAAGAAATCCGATGTGAACAAAGTATATGTGATGAAAGACAATTCACTTATCTTTGAACTCAAAGACGAATCATATTACAGAGGTGATATCATAACACCTGATTGTCTGAGAGGTAGAATATACTTCCACGAGAAAGAAATCCATAACACTTTTAAAATTGAAAACTCTTCAGGTTTTAAAACATGTAGGTTCTCACAACTAGAGAGGATTGCATGAAGACATTACATAAACTCATGAAGTCAGGTAGAATCAATAAAGTTTGGGCACTTTTTTTATAAAAACCCCTTGAAAAATTGGGTAAAAACACTATATAATAACCCTAAGT